GCTCAAGTACTTGACCGAGCTCATGGACATCCCTGTTCAGATCAATCCCAACTTCAAAGGCAACGTTGCGCTGATCACTTATAGAGGACGCATCGCAGGAATCCTCGACTCGATCAGGGTAGTCGAATGATCAGTATGAATGCTTTGCGCAAGGCTCTCAAGGATCGAATCAGGATGAGAGTATCTGCATGGGCTGCTCGTCAAGAGATGGGAATTCCTCAACGCACGCTCGTTGAAGAGGTGTGCGTCGTAGTGGATGAGATGATGCCCGACTCTCTCCAACCTGTTCTGATTGAGCTTCCTACTACAGCTATGGAGCGTGCAACCATCGTTCGCATAGCTGGTGTTCCCGAAGACCAGGTGCACAAGTTCGATCTTGTGGAGAAGAAGTCGAGGGCAGAGATCATCGCTGACGAAGTCCACTCCTACTACGTCAACGCACCTGATTATCCAAACCTCCACGATCCAACCTATGGTGTAATTCTGACTCTCGTAAAGCAGGGGATGGAGAAGGTATGAGCAACTCTTTTTGCAGGGCGTGCGAACAAGATACGGAGCTACCTTTGAGACCCGGATGGAATGGGAAGACCTGTCCTCTATGCGGTCAAGGACTGCCCATTCCAACAGGTAGGAAATTGCGGAAGGCGATTGCCAGGAAGAAGAAATGAACTCGTTGATCATTCGCATTCAGAATCCTTCAATCGATGGTCTCAGGAAAGCACAGGATGCAATCGAAGGTCTTGTCAAAGCCTACAAGGATCGCTTTGGCATTGATCTACGAGACTCGCATCAAGAGCAAAGCCCTTACCTGGCAATGCGTGAGCTCGAAGAGCAGATCGTAGATGAGGTAGAAGAAGGGCTGTACCAGTTGTTCTCTGCGATCAGCAGGACGTGGTTGAGGACTCCTTTGGTAAAAGCCAAGAGTGATCTCCCATTCAAACTCAACGGGCGCATCTACATCAATCCCCGAACAGGCAAACCACTGACTAACAAAGAATGGGAGATCATCGTACATGATGTTGAGAAAGCGCTCGGCCACATCTTCAGAGGCTCCAAAGAGCTTCTTGTCTATAAGGCTATGGCTCTGGGGAAGATACTACAGTCCTATCCTGATCCAGGTGTTGCTCCTGGTCTCACGATTCTGGATATCCCTGTCAAGCTTCCGTCATACCTGGAAAGTGCTTCGCGATTCGCAGATCAACATGCAGCCGAGCATATCACATCTCTTGTCGCAAATGCTCGAAAGCGAATTGCAACAACCATCATTGAAGCCCAGCGGAGTCGTCTCGGACCTCGTCAGCTGGAAGCAAATCTATTTGATGGGTTTGCGTCGCTCAACCGCGATTGGAGACGTGTGGCTCAGACAGAGCTTATCACTAATGCGAACAACGCGGTCCTTGCTACTACGTTGGCTGAAGGCAAGGCTGAAGGAGAAGCACACTCGTTCATGATCGGTATCTCTGCACCCAACGCCTGTTCGTGGTGTGCAGAGCATGTTCGAGGGAAGGTAGTTGTTGCCCTTGACTCTCCACCCAAGCGAGGAGACCAAGTCAAGATAGGTGGGAAGATGTATACAGCAATCTGGCCTGGCAAGGACAACTTTGGGAGAGATCGAGCCGACTGGTGGGTGTCCGCAGGAACTCAACACCCACACTGCCGATGCGCGTGGAATAGATTCATGCTCCAAGTTGCAAGCGCTTACCTGATGAAGCAAGACTGATGTTAACGGTTGCAGACGAAGCAGGGAAATCGGATAATACAAACATAGTTCCAGGAACCCAAATCGAGGAGGGTAAGAAGATGGCCAAGAAGAAGACCGAAGACGGAAGCGAAGAAGTTGCAGGTGTTGGAGACCAGGAGCCGATCTCCGAGCCTCCTGCAGAAGACTACGTGGCTCCTGAAGAGACTGCAGGCCAGACGGCAGAGCCGACCGAAGACGTCGCAGTCCCTGTTGTCGAGCATTTGACCGAGGATGATGTGAGGGCTGTTATCAAGGATCTGAAAGTCCTACACGCCGCCGTGCGCTGGCTCGCTGCCACGAGGTCACCCACAGAGCAAGCCGAGTTTTACTTGGCCTTCCCGACACTGAAGCGCTGAAGGGTGACTGCCCGCGTTTGTCCGTTTGGAGGGGAGGATCAAACGGACATTTCTTCTATAAGGAGCATGTCATGAAATCATCTCGTCCGTTGGTCATCCTCACGAAAGCCAAGTACCTGTCGCGCAAGAAAGTGAACGGGAAGTGGCGTTATATATACGAGACGCAGAGAAAGAAGAGCCAGAATCCTTGGAAAGGCGACTCGTTCGAGGAAGCCCTTGCAGCACGCCACAAGGAGTACGAGGCCAAGAAGGGAGCTTCTAAAAAAGGATCCCCGGAACTCAAGGCTGCTCAAGAGAAAATATACAGCTCATTCGTGAAGAAGATGAAGACGAGTATGAGCTACCGATCGAAAATCCGTTCCAGTCTCGCGGAAGACATGCCGGAAGCAAACGATGCAGACCTCGACGACCTCATTGCAATGGTTTACCCAAAAGGGGCAAAGAGTGTAACTGCGGATGAAGTTGAGGAGGCAAAGTAAATGCCGCGCCACATGTTCGGAAAGAAGATCGACGAGTCTAAGTGGAGCGCAGCCAAAGCCCAAGCCGAGAAGGAAGGGAAGGCGGGCAACTACGCCTACATCACTTCTATCTATAAGAAGATGGCCCACCTCGGCAAGGCCGTTGAGCTTCTCCCCGCGACCGAGCTACTCAAGGCGATGCGAGGTTCTTCCAAGCTGGTCGTGGTGAGGGAAGAGGCATGAAGCTCGCCGAGCAGGAAGCCAAGATCGGGAAGGAGATGGAGAAGAAGCAGCGGAAGGCTCGGAAGAGAGCTATCAACGACCGCCAGCTCGAAATCCAGAACGACACACTCGACGCAGCAGGCTACCCCCAAGCCACTATGCTGAAGGCTTCCGAGATCCTCGCAGAGCTCCGTTCTAAGGGCAAGTCTAAGAACAGACCTGACTCCGATTTCGATCATGAACAGCTGAAGATGGGAACGGCTGTTGAGATGGAACACGGACTCGGGAAAGACGCGGCCAAAGAGATTGCCAAGGATCACTTGGTTGAGATGCCTGACTACTATACGAGGTTGAAGAAGATGGAAGCAAAGAAGAGCCTGGAGCGCAAGCTCGTCGTTCTTGTCAAGTCCAAGTACCTTTTCCGCAAGAAGGTGAACGGGAAGTGGCGCTATGTGTACGAGACTCCGAGGAAACCAAACCAGCAACCTTGGAAGGGAAAGAAGGAAGGAGCTCTCAAAGAAGGCAACGAGTTCGATATCGTTGTTTGGGGCAAGCCTTCAAGGGTCAAGATACTACAGGTGAGAAATGAATCTCCCAGGCCGTCTGGTTTCAACCCTGATCGAACTCCGAAGGAGTATGTAACCCAAATCACTGACAAGGAGACGGGTAAGGTCATCGAGAAGAAGTTCACGATGGGAGCGAGCGAGATAAAGACCGGCATCAAGAATTACGAAAAGGATCTTGCTCGAGGATCTCGGGCGAAGGGATGAAAGACTGAAGTGGAAGCAACGATGGAGCTCGTAGTGATGGTCAAAGCGAAACGTAAGCCTGTTGGTTCTACGTCTCCTTCTGGCCGTTACAAGAAGGTCGCTGAAGGCAAATGGGTTCAGGTCAAGAACCACACTGCTCCTTCAGTACACAAGAACCTTCCTGACCACATTCGCGAGCTTCGCATTCCCCCTGCTTGGACTGACGTGCAATACAACAGCGATCCAAAAGGCGAACTCCTCGTCAAAGGGAAAGACAAGAAGGGTCGAACCCAATACGTGTACAGTGCAAAGCACATCACTTCCAAGGCCTCAGCCAAGTTCACTCGCATCAACGCCCTCAACGAAAGCTATGACCAATTGGTCGCTGAGAACCAAAAGAACATGGCAGCGGGTCGTGAAGAGGCCATCGTTCTGGGGTTGATCTTGAAGACAGGCATGCGGCCAGGAACAACGAAGAATACCCAAGCCGAGAAGCAGGCATACGGAGCAACCACTCTTTTGGGCAAGCACGTTAGAATTACAAAGAAGGGCGTGCGCTTGGTATTTGTAGGGAAGAAGGGTGTCGATCTCGACATCCCTGTTACTGATCCAGAGATAGCAAAGGAACTATCGCAGAGGAAAGTTAGTGCAGGTCCAAACGGCAGGCTTTTCTCAACGACAGCACCTCAGCTTCTCAAGTACTCCGCATCTCTTGATGGCAAAGGTTTCAGAACCAAGGATCTGCGAACGCATCTCGCAACCAAGATAGCACTGGCAACGATGTCAACCATGACTGCTCCGACAACGATGAAGGAGTACAAGAAGGCTGTGAGGGAGGTGGCTAAGTCGGTTGCATCTCGTCTGGGGCATACACCTACTGTGTCGCTCCAGAGTTACATCAACCCAGCTGTCTTCACGAAGTGGAAGGCAAACCTATGATGAACGGCGATCCGAAGAACCCCAACGTTTTCATAGGTACTGTTCGTCTACTCGAGCGACTACCGAACCTGGAAGAGGACGACGACGAGCTCCTCGATAAAACCCCTGAAGAGGTTGTGCAACTACTCGGCTTCGACCCACTCGAGGAAGACGAAGAGTAGTGGAGCGGAGATGAATGTCAACAGCAATGGCGACTGCCAAGCAGAGGCACATCGTAGGAAAAGGGAAGAACGCTCATTGGGTAAAGTGGAGCGGGCAGGCCTGGGTATACGATGGGAAGGCAAAACAGGGAGCAACTCCTGCGGCTACTCAAGTATCTTCACCTTCTTCGCCTACTACTACGGCGACCTCACCGACGCCTACAGTAACCATTCAGCAAGCTGTTCAAGGGATGACTCGAGACCAGAAAATCTATGATGCTTTTCAGCATCCGCCGAAATCTGTCAAGGATATAGCAAAGGAATACAGCCTCTCCGAAGCAACTGTTCGCCAGATCATTTACAAACAAGGGAAGCTCCAAGCAGCTGGGTATGGTCAGCAGGTTCCTGCCAAGTATGGAGACAAGCAAGGCACAGTTGCTCCTGATGTAAAGCTTGCTGACAAAGCACCTTCCGGTAAGTTGAACAAGGATGCGATCTACGCAAAGCTCTCTCCTGAAGATAAGAAGTACGCTAACATGGGTGGTGTGCTCGGTGCTGATTCTCAAGCTCTTTCATACATCAAGGACAACTTCGTTGACATCTTTGGTAAGGGTACAGGAGCTGGAGGCGGGGGCGGAGCTCCTGTTCCCAAGTACATCTCCAAGATCGAACTGAAGTCCTTGGATCGCGTATACGGAACGCGAATGGGTTGGACATTTAGAGGCGAGGATTTGTGGGATGAGCTTGAAGAGAAAGCAGGAGCTTGGTCAGGAGATGCTGAGCAGGACAAGAAGCTCGCAGGTATGGGAAGGCGAATAGCTGCGATGGATGCAGCAATAGCTACTTCGGTCAATGCACAGAAGAGGGTGTTCAAAGGTCTTTCAGACGTCATGGGAAGCGGACCTACAAAAGTAAAGCCGAGCGCCCGCTACTCCAACAAAGGTTACGAGTGGGCTGAGTACGGGGATGCGTTTGCCAAAGAGTATCCAGACGTCAAAGATGAAAAGATTTGGTCGAAGAGAGGAGAGGCGGAGCGCGAGTGGCAGAAGAAGATTGAAGAGACTATGCGCCCGTTGATGGATACGTACGATCCTACCAAGCATTCGCTTGATGAGATGTACGCGATGAAGCGCTCTGCGATTCAGGTGCTCGTTGACAAGCAACTCATCGGTGAGGAGTTTGGTAAGAAGTTGATGCAGCGCGATTCAACAGACAACATCAAGACCATGCTTCAGGATCTGTTGCCGTATGAAGCGAAAGACGAAGAGCAAGTTGCTGCGCTCTCCTGGTTGAGAATTCAGGAAGACACTCTCAAGGAGATACTCAAGAAGCCTGTTACTCAAGCGGTTCGCGATATCACCGATCTTCTTTACAACCATATCAAGGAGCACGAAGCAGATTTCAACGAGCTCGTTCCTAAGTGGTCGAACAGGCCGAATGTTAAGCTCGAGGCCCCCAACAAATACTCGGATGCTAATGTTGCGACTCTTTTGAAGGGGATTTCTACTACGACATATGCGGGCTTTGACTACGAGACTGCGCTTACTACGTTCGGTCCTCGCATTGGAGGAATCTCTGCGTTGCAGACACATCCCTCCCTCTTCCGCGAGTATACGAAGATGGGTTCCCAGAACATACTACGACCTGACTTAAACACTCTCGGAATGTCCAATGACAGGGAGATGCAGGGGTTTGCAGAGTACATGGTTGCTCAATCAGGAGTGACGAAGCTACGCTCGTACTTGCAGAGAACGCAAGGCACTGCTTCCGTTCCTCCTATGTCTCAGAAGGCTTGGCGTGAGATAGGAGATCGATCCAAATCGTATAACCCTGCTACAGGAGGTCCTTGGCTGGGTAATTCAGAAATGAAGCGTATTGGAGGGAACGCCAGGTATGGAGGGGCGTACGGCGGCAAGAAGGTTCAGAAGAAAACCTTCAGTGGTGTAACTGCCGGGATGTATCATCAAGCTCTGATGGATATGAGGAAGGTGTTCTACACCAACGCGATGAAGGGCATCACACAGTCCAACGACAAGTTCGTCTTACGTTCGCTGACCTCAGCCGAGAGGACAAACGTTGTTGGGCACATCGATAGAACATGGGATAAGCAAGAACATGGAGGTATGCACTATCGAATCAAAGGAGTCTTTGCAATTGATGGTTCGCCAGCTGAAAAGAAGTTCCAGGAGGCGAAGAAGCGTCTCGGAGGAGCTACGAAGATGCTTTATCATGGAACCCACTTTGCAGCTGCATGTTCGATCAACCGTGACCAGTTCAGAATTGGCAAGACTAAGGTTGGACGCATGTTGGGCAGCGGAGTATACTTTGCAGAGAACTCTTCCAAGAGCGCTCAGTACTTGTCTGACGCAGGATTCTCCCGTCATGGAACACATGGCATCTTGTTTGCTACCGAAGTAGCTACTGGAAGAGAAACCCCTTACGGAGGTCAGGGAGATACGATACGAGTACGCAAAGGAGAATCTGCGAGCGGGCGAGTTCTTCGCAATACCGAGTACGCAGTAAAAGACCCTACGCAAGCGATTCCCCGCTATTGGATCGACGTGGAGGTTACATGATCGGTCTCCTTGTCAAAGCTACTTTACATAGACCCATGAAGAAGAAGCAGATCGGACCTCACCACTATACCGATCCTCAAGGTCGTGAGTGGGAGTGGGATCCTATCGCGAAGAAGTACATCTATGTTTCGAAAGTTCAACAGACGACTGCAACAGGCCCTTTGAGCGACAAGGACAAACGCAACCAAGCTATCATCGACGACTACCAAACAGGAATGTCTCTGAAAGACTTGGCGGAGAAATACAAGCTCTCCAACGCGCGAGTCTACGGAATCACGCGAGGCAAGTCTTCGACGACAACGAAGCTCAAAGCAGGGAAGATCGTAGGCAACGAGAGGACATCATCTTACAACGTGGCTCCTTCCGATGCACAGGTGATTGCCGATTCAGTTGGAGTTCTTCCTGTTGGTACCAGTGCTCTCGCGTATATGAAGGCTAACCTGCAATCCATTTTCAAGGCATCTCCAAAGGAAGTGCAGTACCTCAAAGGTGTGAACGTTGTAGAGCCTCTCGGGGGCTTGGGTGCTTGGATGGTCGACGACTCTTTAGTCGACACTGCGATTACGGCATTGGAAGAAAGCATCAAGGAGATCCAAGACTCTGACACGGACTATTGGAAGAGCTTGAGAAGTTTGGATCGCGACGCAATCAAGAAAGCGATGGAGGATCACCTTAAGAACTTGCAGAAGATCGTGAAGGACAGACAGGTGTTGGACACCCTTCACGAGATCGTAGGAGAAGTAGACGACACACAGCCGTTGGATATGAGCAAGAAAGGGTATTTCCCAATTGCTTGGTCTGCACCTGATTGTCTTTTTGCTTCAGCCCTCTCCCCCAACGATATCGAAGCGACGATGGATGAGAATGCAATCATCGCAGGCAAGTTCGGGGAGTTCATCGATGCTCTGGGAATGACTACGGAAGGTTGGAAGAAGCGCAACTGGAGTTCTAATAATGTGTATAGCGTCTTGATGGCTTGCATGTTCCCTGAAGAGCTCGATGGGATGATGGATCGTTGGTTGACCCCACGCAAGTATTCCAAGGTAAGAAGAGGGGCTAACGACGAGGTTGTGACTGGAGGCCAAGGCAACGAATATCCTATCCACGGACTTCGAGGCAATCCCAGTACCAAGGAAGAGATTCTCAAACCGGCATACAGTGAGCATCGTGCTTCTCGGGAACCTGCGAGTGAGCTTCTCCCTGAAGATGAGCATTGGACAATCGAAGACTTCCGCAAAGGGGCGAAGAAGGTGCAGAAGTTGTTTCCTGAGATGCACGCATTCTTGAGGGACAACTTTACTTTTGACAAAGACCAGTTGGAGGATGACATAGCTCTTCCCGAAGCCTTAGACCCCAAAAGTAAAGACAAGTACAGCGATCCTTGGGAAAGAGAGCTCGAGGAGCTCAACTTCGGGTTTGGCCAGAAGATAAAAGTGGCCTCTGGCTACCACAGGATTGGAATTATGCATGATACTATCCTCAAATCGTTCAAAGCAGTTGAGCCCAGCAACAAAGCTCCCTCCGCAACTACGATGCTCCACAACTTTCAAAAGGCATTCGACGCCCAAATAGAACATTACGGGAAGTCAGTCGCATTCTCCAAAGAGGGTAGTGGGGATGTTTTCCTCCGAGAGAACATGGAAGTGTGGAGAGACAGGATTGTTGAAGGTGTGAAGAAGAACATCGAACTGTGGAAGACCTACGTCCCTGGTGAGGATGTATCTTCAGGTCATGTGCTGAATCAAACCCAACTACTTCTCAGGATCAGGGAAAAGGCATCGCCTGACATGCAGAATAAGATTCGCGTCAGTACTCTCGGTCCTGGCCTTGGTCATGAATCAGTCTACAAGATGTCTCCTGACCAAGGCCTTATCCAATATGCGAGCAAATACCCCATTCAAGCTGCTGAGCACTTTCCTAGTGGGGATCCTGTTACGGTAGAAGTAGACAAGGTCTATTCGGGAGGCTATAGGAGTTATAGGGGTCGAAGCCCTCGATATCCAAGAGGTGGGGGAGGAGGCTACACAGGGAACGATCTCAAGTCCCTCCGCAAGGATTATTCAATTGCTAAGCGCGCTGTGCTGAAGACGGCACACAAGGATAATTGGATTCACTACGGTCACGGTCAAGGCAAGGATTCGATCAGAGACTTCTTCATCTACAGCTTGGGTGCGAACTATCATGCACGCAAAATGGTTAAGCATTACAAAGGAGCGACCAAGTTTGTTTGGCCGAAGGGAAAGCCGAGCGAAAGCTTTTGGGTAGGAGGAAAAGAGAGTCAAGACGTTTACACAGACGCTGTAACTGCGACTCGCGCTTCGATGTTGACTCGTCAGATCACGAGAGGCAAAGGGGGTGCTGTTACAGGTCAGCCTGATGCGATACTCTCTGATGTTCCGTTGGACGAGTACAAGCGGATTGCAGCAAAGGTGCAGGCTGATCATGACACTGCCCAGCACACAGGTTTCAGAATCAAGATCAACGGCATCTACAAGATTAGTACAAAGATGGAGCGCGCATTCACGGAAGCAGAGAAGTTGTACGGTAACGTGAAAAAGGAGCTCTATCACGGAACCAGTTTCATGGCTGGAGTTCCGATCATGCGCGGTGGATTCAAGATTATGAAGGCTCATACACCAACAGGAAGGCGTGTGTGGAGATCGATGGGAGATGGAATCTACCTCGCAGACAAGAGTTCAAAGAGTGCTCAGTACATCGGTGGAGATTTTTCTCATCATGGAACTCATGGGGTATTGTTCCTCAACGACGCAGCTATGGGAAAAGTAGGTGATCAGTACGACAATACAGTGCAGACAGTGTTCGGTGCGAAGGGTACTCGCTGGATAAACAACGAGTGGGCAGTCAAAGATCCTAAATCAGTCATTCCAAGGTATTGGATTGATGTTGAAAGCGTATGAGGAGTTTATATGAAAGACGGAGCAATTATTCTGTGGGAAGGTGGAAAAGACCTCCTTTCGAGGGCTATCATGTACTTTACGAAGAGTCCGTATACTCATACTGCAGTGCATGTGAAAGGCTACACCTTCGATGTGACGATCTGGCGTAGTGGAAAGTGGTGGCAGCTCTGGACGTGGCATTCCGGCGTTCGTAAGACGTGGGGGGTGTTGCCTGGAGCGGTTCGTGTGCTTGCTCCAAAGGTTCCACTGTCTACTATAGAAGCTACCGAGCTTCTGGTTCGATGCGACATGAGTGAGGAATACCACTTCCCGTACAACGTGCCCAAGCTTTTGGTTCTTGCACTCGTGTATCCAACGAAGGGGTTTTGGGAGCGCATCAAATGGATTCCGTTTTCAGCGGATGTGTTGGGAGAGACTTGTGCGGAATACGTTGATGAGGTGTACAAGCCCATTCGAGACTGGTTTCCTGGAAAGACAGAGCAGGACACCGTGCCAGGTGATTGGGCGAAGTGCCCTGGACTGGAGGATACATGATAAAAAGACACTTCGCTTATACAGAGTATGGGGCTGATAAGTCTGGGAATGTGTGGGCAGTTATACAAGAAAGGACGTGGGGACATGCCTCGAACTAATCACGTGAATTTTGTCGACCAAAACGGCAAAATCTACTGCTTCCGACATGATGTAGTAGCAGAGCTCGACGATGTGTTCGTTCAAGGGCATTGTGTGAAATGTCCTTACTACAACGGAGATGCTCAAGGCGAAGGGATTGAGTGTCTGTACGCTGATGCCTCTGGCAGGAGCATCACTCAGATCTACGATCCGTACGAGGCTCAAGAGGAAGCAAAAGAAACCAAAGCCAAGATGGGTGTTGCCTCTGACGACGAGCTCCGGGAGTTGCAAGGGAATCAGGAATAAGCCATACTTGTAGTATGCACAGAGGAGACAAACGATGAGGAACTTGGTTATTCTTTTGAAGGGCAAAAGAGGTTCTCCTGGAGAGATTCGAACATGGGGAGGGAAGCGCTATCAGAAGACTCCTGATGGGTGGAAGCTTGCCAGTTCCATTCATCCATCTGGCTACAAGAAGACCCAGCCGAAGGGTTCAGCCAAGAAAATGTATTACGCCATCAAAGAGCCTGAGCCAAAGAGTTCAGGCAACATGTCTTATCCAGTGAAAGATAACTCTGACACTGAACCTCGTGATCGACTGGAATTGAACAACGCCACTCTCCGCGCAATCATGCATGACCAAGAGGTTGATGATGAGTTTCCCGTTTCCAACGACGCTGAAGCTCAAGAGGCTATAGAACAGGTCCGCGATTGGCTTCAAGACATGGAGCCCGAAGAACAGGCCGACTGGATCAATCTCTATCTCGCGCCCGAGTTCCAGAAAAAGTATGTGAAGAAGTGATACGACCCCAAAAACGAGGAGGAATAGAATGAAACGATTTCTGGTCCTGGTTTTTCTTGTACTGGCTGTTCTGGGTTGGGCTGCTCCAGTTACTACTCCAGTGACGGCAAGCCCAGCCACGATTCTGTGGGATCCAATCACAAAGCTGGGTGATGGATCTGCAATCCCAGCAGGCGACACGATTGCTTACGAGTTGTACATGCAGCCTTGCACATCTGCAGGTGTTGCAACAGGTACTGCGACACTCGTAGCAACAGTAACTTCTGGTACAGGATCTTTGGTTCTTGCTGTTGAGGGGTGGTATGTAGTAGGTGTAAGGACAAAGCGTACACTTTCGGGGAGCGGTTCGGTTGTATTCAGCGACTATGCTTGGAGTCAAGTCGTTGGGTCACCGAACCCTTGGTTTCTTGCGTACAACAAAGCCCCATCGATACCGCAAAACTTGAGGATGCAGTAAACAGAGTACCTGTTGACATGGAGTCGGGGATGTCAGATACTATAGACAGAAAGAAGCCGCGATTCGTGATCAAGAAGCACGAGAGCGGCTTCGTCATATGCAAAGGATGCGAGCAGAAATTGTATCGTGTCCTGGCAAAAGGGACAGGCACCGTGATAGAAATCAAATGTCACAGGTGCAAACAGGTGAACAGGGAATCGTAAAGGCGGTTCCCAGAGAGCTCCGAGAGGGCCAATTCTTCAATGAAGGGTTGGCCTTTTTTGTTGGGGAGAGAGGAAAACATGACTGGGGTTGAGAGGACAAATTCTAAGAAAGGGGTGAGGCTGCTGTGCGCGGCATAGAAAAAACCCCCATAAATGCCCTTGAGTTCTATTCTCCGTTTGAATCCGTTTTAGTTAAGGCGGAGGAGAGCGATGGGAAGTGGAACGTTTTCTTACAGGCGTCCAATGAATCTATCGACCAAGATCAGGAAAAGACTTTGATGAAAGCCCTTCAGGACCAGGCTGATTACTATCTTGGCCACGGGGTTATTTCTTGGGATCATAAGCAGAAGCAGCTTCACGACCCCTCCTTTATCATCGGAGAACCTACCGACGTCGCTTTCAACGGTAATAGCGAGACGTTGGTGAAAGGGATTCTCTACAAGGAAAACAAGAAGGCGCAAGGATTGATGGAGAACTTAATGTCCAAGTCCTCGCGCTTTGGTGCTTCAATCGGTGGCTACATTCTCCACAAAGCTCAAAACGTGATTGACAAGGTGTTCTGGGATGAAACCGCGATCACGCACAAGCCTGTGAACGACGAGACGTTGGGCAAAGTCCAACTGATGTCCTTTCCTGAGTTTGCCAAGGCTCTTATGGCAGGCGCTGGTGTTGATGCTGGTTCCTTTACGGGGGGCAGGGCATTGGCAGGCGAAAGCCTTCAGGGCGCATCTCAGGAAAGCAGTGGAGAAGAGAAAGGTCTGAGCCTGTCTGATACTGATCTCCGACAGTTGTTCAACAGGTTCTTGGCCGCTGTTCGGAGAGGGGAGGTGAGGACGACAAACGATGTATTAGCTTTTGTATTGGACGAGGGGTACTCCAGTGGCGTTGCCGCTGACATTGTCCAATTCATCTTTCAGAAGGTTCCTACACTGGTAGGGAGGTAAAGGGATGGACAGCAAGACCGACACCGCAGTCCTGGATCCCGAGACGCTCGAGAAGAGCTTCGACGAATCCATTACTGCCCTTCGCACTCTCCTGGGAGGTGGTGACGACGACAAGGCCACTGCCCTCGAGAAAGCGAAGAAGCCCGAGCCGCCTGAGGACGAAGAGTCAGGCGACGAAGAGGAAGACGAGACCGACGAGGAAGAGGAAGAGGAAGGACCGCACATGAAAAAGTCCCTTCCCGACTTCGTTGGTGAGGAAAGCGAAGAGGCGGCGGCCGCAATGGACGTTGAGCCTTTCCTCAAGGCCCTCACCGCAGGGATCCAGAAGTATCTGGATCGGAGCTTCGAGAACCTCCACAAGTCGTTGGTCGGCAAGATCAACGCAGTCGGAGAGCTCACCAAGTCGATGGGCAAGGCAACCTTGGTCGCTGCAGAGATGCAGAAGTCGATCAGGGATGTCGTGTACAAGATCGGGAAGACCCCGATCCCCAGCGGCACAGTTCTCAGGAAGTCCGGCGATCGATTTGAAGTCGACCCCGCAGACAAACCTGAAGGCGGCTACGACAAGGTGGCCACTCTTCAGAAGTCCTATGAGCTTCTGAAGTCGGGGAAAATCGACATTCTCATGGCGACCAAGATCGAGGGGCGTGTTCAGAAGAACCTGCCGCTTCCTCAGGAAGTGGCCGCACTGTTCGCAGAAGGAGGGAAGCAGTAATGAACTCGCTACTCGACAAGACCCTTTTCGATGGGTTCGCTGCGACCAACCAGGAAACCCTGGAAGGCCTGTACAAGGCCCTGCAGGCTGGCTCCGGAGTTGATGCCGGATCCTTCACTGGAGGTCGTGCACTCATCCCTGAAAGCCTCGACCAGACGCTTGTCAACATCCTGTTCACGCAGGATGAAGCGCGCCTGTTCCAGAGGCTGAAGAAAACCCCCGTTCGCTCCCCTGTCCACCAGTGGGATCAGCGCACGGCGGTAGGCTCGGATGATGGCGCGTGGGTGCCGGAAGCTGGAGACGCGATCGAATCCGACCAGACCATCGCCCGCAAGTACGTCACCATGAAGTACCTGCAGACGCTCAGGAAGGTCAGCCTCCAAGCGTCGATCTCCAACATGATCGAAGATGCGATCGCACTGGAGAAGAACGCAGGCACGTTGTGGCTCATCAGGAACGTGGAACGCGCGCTGTTCACCGGCGATGCAACCTCGTTCCCCCAGATGCCCGACGGATTGGACGTAACAATCCCGGCGACCAACGTGATCAACCTCCAGGGAGCAGACGCAACCTCGACTGCGTTCGAAGACGCGATCAACGATGCATGTCGCAACATCCGTGACAACTACGGCAAGGGCTCGCTGCTCCTCGCATCGACGCTCGTCACCGCAGACATCCAGAAGCTCCTCCGCGACCGCATGCGCGTCCCGGCAGGAGAGAACGCATTCGGTTCGGCGATCTTCAAGAACTACGTGACTCCGTTCGGCTCTCCCGAAGTGCTCGACGACATCTTCATCAAGGAAGGTGCTGCGCCCTCGGCCTCCGCTCTGACGTCA